CCTGTTGAATTACGGGCTGGAGAGCGGCGGGAAAATTGGCAATCGCCATGATATTCTTCCTTATGATGCTGAGAAAAAATTACGCCCCAGCATCAGCCGGTCAGCGGTGCCCGCATCTGCGGGCTGGGGTTCAGGTTGCGGGGTTAGGTGGGGGGCCACTTGAGCCCCAGAGCCGCCGCATTGGCCGCCACATCCTTGGCGTCAGCCTTGGCAGCGTTGAACGGTGCCGGGTCACCGGGCTTGGGTGGGGCTGGCGTCTTTGTCGTGCCCGTTTCAGTCCCCGGCTTGGGTGGCTCAGAGAACAGATAACCACGCGCCTCTTTGGCTGCGGCCATCACTGCGTCCAGTCCTTCGACCTCGCCATTCTCGCCGATCTTGACCGTATCAAGGTCGATCAGCTTCACCACGTCCTCAGGCGCGACTGCGCCCAAACGAACAGCGGCAGCTTTGGCCTCCGCGCGGATAACCGCTGCATCGGCCTGAGCCTTTGCGGCCTTACCCGCCTCTGCCGCATCTTCCTGCGCCTTGGTTACGGCAGCAGTTGCTTCCGCCAGTTTGGCCTCGGCTTCGGATTTCTGCTTATCAAACTGCACTTTCAGGTCATCGCGGGACTTAATCGCATCATCACGCTCACCACGGATGGTGTCCCGCTCCGCGCGGGCCGCCTGCAATTCTGCGCGCAGGGTTTTGAGGTCGCTGCGGGCTTTTTCAAGTTCGCGCGGCGTATTCGGGTCAATCGGAGGATTGGGCTCTGTTGTCATCTGACACTCTGTTTTTGGGGTTTCCAGCATCTGCTGGCGAACGATCAGGCCGTAACCTGTCGTGTCTCAGTGCGCCCTGCCCCGGCAGATTGCCGGTCGGCTTTGGCGGCATTCTTTGCGGCCTCTCGCTTGGCCACCAGAACAGGGTCGGTCAGTTCATCAAGAACCCGCGCCCATTCGGCCTGAGGGTCGGCAGCGCCAACCTTGGCGGCATAAATGCTGCACGCTGTCTGGTTGCTCATGAACCCGCTCGCAACAGCGGTGGCCAGCCCTTGCGCCAACTGCAAAAGCTCCGGGTCCGTGCTGGGGAAATACGGCGGCCATTGCAGCGCAAGGCCGGTATCAGGCAGATCCTTGTAAGTCTGCCCGCCCACAATAATGCCCTCCGTCACGGCGGACGAAAACCGGCAAATCATGCGGTACAGCGCAAGCAATCCGTATTCGCCGTAAGATAGGCGCAGGCGATCAGCCAGCCACACAAGGCTCTGGCACATCATCTCCATGGCGCGCCCCGACTGAGCGGCGCTTATCTTGTCTGCGTGCGCCCTGTTCCCGTGGATCTGCTCCAGCACAATGGCCCGCAGTTCTCGGTATTGCTGGAGCATAGCGTCAGACGCGTCGCCATTGATTTCCAGCAGCTTGGCATCCCCGTCCATGGGGAGCGTCAGCGCGGTTGCGGAGCCGCCGGTTGTGCCAGCGGCATCGCTACCAGCAGGGTCAGCGGCCCCGGCCTTAATCACCAGCTTGGGGTCAGAGCTGTATTTCAGCCCACGCCCAGACTGCGAAAGCAGGTAGTCGCACTCAATGACGGTATCAATCGCCCGCTCGAACGTGCACGGCCCATCAACAACGCCCGGTTGCGCCATGTTGGCCATCCAGATCCAAGGCACAAACTTCAAGCCGTGCTGAATGGTGCGGCCCTCATCAACCTCGTCGGGCACTCCATCGGCAACTGGACAAGGCACATACACCCTGCACTCAAGCCTATCCCACTCACGACGCCACCAGTAAGCCGCCTCCGCATTATCCGCCGGGATTTTCCAACCCTGCGCGGCAAGGTCTCGGCCTTTGACCTTGTATTGCTCGGTCACGCGCACAAGCTGGCGGGCCGCGTCCCATTCGGGCGTCAGGTAGCGCGTGTCGAACATTGTCACACACGGCACACGTTCGGCCACTTCCACCAGCAGGGCGGACGAACCAACGGAACCAGCAATAACAGCCTCAAGCATGACGGCAGGCAAAGCGCATTCCGCATCAAGCGCGGCCAGAGCCAGGCTTGTGCGTTCGTCACCAGCTTTCAATGCGGGCCAATGGCTTTCGCCAAACACCAGCGATGCGCTCTCGTCCACGACCGTTGCGCACATGTTGGTCCGCACAGACGGCCTGCGCTGGGAAAGCGGGATATACTCACCTGCCCCGTTATATTCAGCGCTAAACGGGTTCGGAATATCGTCGTACTGCACGCAGTCCCGAACCCTCATCAGGGCCGAGAGCCGGGCCGCACGCGGCGGCAGCCCGTCGTCCCGCGGGTAGGTTTCTCTGAGTTGTTTCCAGTCCATACGACCCCGTGGCCGCGATTACCGGCCCAGATTAAAACGTGTTGGTGTCAGGCGAGCGGGCGCGGCGGGTGGCGGCCCGAGCATGAGGTCGGTGATGGCCCAGACCAGTGCATCGGCCCGGTCAGGCGAACGTGCCCCCTGAAACCCGCTTGCAGAGAACTGGCAAAGCTGGTCCTCCATATCGGGGAACCTGCCATGGTGCGTGACGCGCCCCTGCTCGTAGAGCGCGGCCACCGGCTCAGCTCTGGCAAATTTACCGCGGGACGCCGTGACCAGCGTGACAGGCGCCGTAGCCCGCGCCGCACGGATCGTACTTTCCACCATCGCACCGCCAAAGTTTTTTTCGGCTACAATCCGGTCGCCTCGCCACAGGTCCAGCGCATCGAGCGCAATCTTGGCCCAACCAGCAGGCCCAGTACGACAGGACAAGTCAGCCAGCACATGGCCGCTACCGTCCGCGTCTACGCCACAGACTGAGATTCCAATTTCATCAGAGCGGGTATCTTCTGGCCCGGAGCAGCCCGAGGGATCGACCGCCACCACGATGCGCCGCATGCGCGCCAGCACGGCGGGACGATTAACGTCCGTAATCGCAGCCTCGCGCCTGATGCGGTCTAGCGTCCATAGCGCGCCCTCGATTGCAGTCTGGTAATTACCAAACAGGAAGCGTTGCCGTTCCTTTTCCGGAAGGCCCTCCAACTGCCTCAGATATTCCGGCGACAGGTTGGCCCGGTTGCTGTCCGGGTTGATCTGCATGGTAGCGTAATCAGCCGGATCGGGCAGAGGTTCGCCGGATTTCGGTTCCACCTTCCGCTCAAACAGACTGTATAGCCAGTGCGAGGTCGTGGGCGGGTTGGCGTCGATATACTCCTTAACGCGCAAGTCTGACTTTTGCGCCAGACGCGTCAGGAGCATGTTGCGCGCACCGTAACTGATCTGGCTTGCTTCGTTCAGGTAGACCGTGGCGAACTCAAGGCCGAGGATCTTCTCGGTTCGGTCTGAACTATCGAGACCGTGGAACAAGATTTCGGACCCGTTTGGCAGAGTCACGAACCAGTCAGTGCGGTTCAGGTTGTAGGGTACGCCGGGGAAACACAGGCGCATGACCTTGGGGAAGGTGTCCCCGATGATCGAATGCTTCAAAGCGTTAAAGCGGTGCCGGAAAATGCCGTGCCGCGTGCCCGGCGCTTTGGCCGCGCGAATGGCCACCGCACGAATCAGTAAAAAGGTTTTCCCCGACCGCGAGCCGCCGCGCAGCAGGCAGTGCGTGGCTGGACTGCCCAGCAGCCGGTTTGCCTCCTGCTGAGCTGGGTTCAGTTTGGCGACCATTACAGCGCGTCGTCGTCCTGCGTGATGTTCATCGTGATGTTGCCGCTCTGCTGCACGTCATACCGCTCGCGGAACTTCTCGGGCCGGTGCGCCTTGAGCAGTAGCGTCATCAAGCCATCAGAGCGCTTGCGTGTGGTGAGGTATTCCCCCGTCTTGGGGTCTTTCACCAACTGGCCCATCGAGACCACGTATTCCTCGTCACCCTCAATGGCGCGGCGGCGGGCCTCTGCCTCAAGCGCGTCGGTGGCCTCGTCAATCGCGTCGTCCCACGCAGTAGCGAAGGCCGGGCTTTCTTCACGCCAACGGTAAACAGTCGAACGATCAACAAGCGCCAGCCGCGCGGACTTGGAAATATTCGACGTTTCGCGCAGATGCTCCAAAAAGATTTCACGCGCATCGCGCGTTGGACTTGTCTTTTTTGTTGTTCTGGCCCGGGGTTTAGCCGGACCTCTCCGCCCAGCCATACGATCCTCCAGGCAATAATGTTAATGCACTCCCCACCTTTCCGCCTTCCGCTTTAAGAGTGCGCGGTTTGCCCACATACATGCCGATATGGTCCGTTGGGCTCAGCATATTTAGAGAGGTCGGGGATTATAGCGTCCGTGCCAGACGCCGACAGGTTGCACTCACCCAAACTGATCTGCGCACAAAAAAAGCCGCCCGAAGGCAGCTTATTCAAGGCGCAGGTATTTGATTGTGATTATTTGCGTATCATACCTGCGCGCAAGGTACAAGCACTTCCTGTTTGGTCGCGCAGCGCACACCATCCTTATTCCGATAAAACGCAGTAAGCTGCTCAAGCAGCATAGCGCTCTGTCCAGAAATTTTAGTCCGAGCGGTTGGAAGGCTCATGTGCGGGAAAAACTCTTTCGCCATTTTGGTAAAGCTCATTTCATCCACAAGCATCATGCGCAGACGAAGTTCTGCTCCAACGCCATACGCCCGCTTAACATCCAGAACCCGCCCCCACGCCTTCGCTCGCACAACCTGCCATGAAACCGGGTCGTGCTTAATCGTCGCATCCTTCACATAATCCGGGGCATATTCGACATAGCCAAATTTCCCGAACACATAATCCCGATACCACCGCTCCCCGGCGTTTGCATCGTCCTGAGTAATATCGCCTGCATTGAGTAGAGATTGCACGGTTGTCAGAACCCGAGGCGGATTGCCGCGAGTAAACACCGACTTCCCCGCCCGCTCCGGCGTAGGCCCATTATCCACCGCAACCGGAATTTCATAGCGAGGGCGCGCAGCAACTTTCCCCATCTCAAACAACCCTCATTTCAACACGCTTCATCTGAGCTATAAGGTTTTTCATTGAGCGGCTATCCCCCGGGGTCGCGGACCCGAACAGGAAAGCCCCGCTTGTGTGCTTCCACCGGATATGACCGCCATTCGTGATCTCGGCGCTCCACCCTCGCGCTTTAACGCGGGAGAGCACTTCCTTGATGCAGTGGCGACCGAGCTTCATTTCCCCGCTTTCTCCACCAAAGCCTTCTGCGCCTCAGTCAACGGAACCCCAGCGCGCAGGTTGCAGAGCGCGCATGCCACATCCCAGTTGCGGGGTGGCGCGTAGATTTCGGAGTTTGCGGGCTTGAAGGGGGAGGCGGTCATTTGCGCGCCATCCCAGCCCAAACAGATTTGCAGACAATGTGAATTGCCTGATCCTGATTGAAGGATAGCTTGCCACGACACTTTGCGTCATCGGTTATTGCATGAATAATCGCCTCAGCAACGCCAAGCAGCGGGCGCTTGGTTATAAGCCCGACGAATAGTCCATGGATACACGCATGAGCACCTAAAAGCTGCCACCAAGGGCAGCCGGGTATCGGCGCATTACGATTTTTCCCCTTAGCAAGAAAATCTCCCTGCAAAGGGTAATCTGCTACGGCATGCGCTCCAACCATTGCGAGGAATGCTGATG